TTGGTCAGCGGATCTCCCATGGGGATCCCCCTGACCATTTTACCTACATACTTGCGGTCTCGGTAGAGGTTCTTTTCCCCTACCCAGACGTTAAGTATCACGTCGATCAGCGCCGTCTCGAGACCCATCTTTTGCAAGATCGGTTTCATGATCGCGCGCCCGCTCTCATGTGTGGGCCAGTCAGTAGCCTTGGCGAGGTCAAAAGACATCGCCGAGACCTCTTCTTCGAAGAGAATCTCTCCCCTTTTGGGGTCGAGATTATTGACTGAAAGAATGAATTCCCACCCTAGTCTCGCAGCCTTGAAACCTTGTTCCAAGACTGGATTGCACTTGGCCATTTCAATGGTCAAGTGTGAGAAGGGTTGAAGTAAAACGTCCTTGTAGAATGATCCACTTGTGACCACTCTACACTTTCCGTTTTCGCGTATACCTGCGACATTGACGTCAAAAACGTCAGGGTCGAGGTTCTGTGCCTTGCGGAAAGCTCTCCACCAAAGTGGAGTGCCCAAAGTGCCGCCCTCATTATCTGGGGACGGCTCTTCGGGTACAGGAACAACATTGTCTGAGATAAGCTTTCTTAGAAAACCGAACTTACCTTCCTTTTTCCTAGAACTTTCCTTGCAAGCAGATGTCGACATCGACGCACGAAAGTGCGAAGATACCGAATCTGCGTCAAACACAAGATCGGTAGTGACCTCCTCGATGCTTTCGAGCAGGACGCTATCGGGAGAAAATTCTCCAGGTGTTGTGACAGTATCCAGGAATTCCTGGACAGTGTCATTCACCATCTTCTTATCGGCGAGACCGGTGGACCGTGTCTGTGCAAACGTACAGACGCGGAACATCTTCTCTTTGGAATTGCGGCAGTAGTACCCATCATTGTAAAAATCAATAATGGGCACTAGCCAACTCATGTGTCTGTAACCGTCCTTCGGGAAGATTTTCTTCTCGAAGCACGCCTTACGGAATCTCTTTCTGAAGTTCTTGATCTCCTTGACCACTTTCGAGTAGTTAAGGAGACAAGAGCTAATAATCGAGTTAGTGATCTGGTCGGTGACAGTGTACGCACTCTCATCGGCAGACACTTCCAAACACTCAGGAAAACTTACAATTAGTTGACAGAGGACTCCGTCAACTACGTGTAAGATTTCTTTCAATTTTAACAGTTCCTCACGATCAATCAAATGCTTGACCATGAGTTTCATGTTTGGCTTCAATCTGTTGTACCAGTACGTACGACTTTTTAGTATGCCCACGATGTGTTGTTTATTGTGCTTGTGTAGGGGTCTTCCCCGTACACGAGTGGTGAACAAATTATTATAATCATACGTCCAGTTGATGTCCCCTTCCGGGGCATCTCCGGTTCGTAATGCCTTTCCGATGCTGGCCAACAGTTCCCTGAACTGTTGGTCAGTATCTTCAGAGGTCTTTTCATCTGACTGCCTTTCCTTGCGTAGTTGTACGCTCAAAGGGATGCAGTTATGTTGAAAAACCATTAGAAAAGCTG